ATAAGCAGGGGAAAGTACGAAGATCTTTCTGATGAAGAATTAGATGAGCTAATAGCTAAAAAGCAAGAGGAATTAAACCTAAAAGAAAAATAACAATGTCAGTAGATATCAGTCTTGATGAACTTAAGAAAGAAAAGTTAAGACGCTTGGAAGAGGAAAGTTATAAGTATTTTACTCCTATAGGTAAGGTAGCAGACTTTCTGGATGAAGCGTTAAGTGGAAAGCATGTTACATCTTTACTTTCTTCTGCTAATGGTACTGGTAAGACTACTACTCTTGTTAATTTGGTAGCACATCTCTCACGACCTTGTGGAAATAAATACTTTCAACAGCCGATTATGAAAGATTGGAAGTATGAAAGAAGAGGTAGGATAGTATCAGATACAACTACAATCAGCAGTACGATAGTTCCAGAGTTAAAGAAGTGGCTACCAGAGGGTAGCTATGAGTGTAAGAAACTTGGTAAGCAGTATGAAAGTAGGTTTGAAATAAGAGATGAGGATGGAAAGAAGTTTGTATGGGATTTAATGACTTATGAGCAAGATCCTAAGCAGTTTGAATCAGCTAATCTTGGTATAGTACTCTTTGATGAGCCTGTGCCTAGACATATATATTCAGCAAGTTATGCAAGGTTAAAGAAGGGTGGGGTATGTATTATCTTTGCAACGCCTTTGTCTAACAATGTAGGTACTGCGTGGATGTATCAGGATATAGTAGCAAGTCCAGACAGAAAGAAGAACGGTTATTATTATGACACAGCAAGTAAGGAAGATGCCTGTATAGAGCATGGAGAGAATGGGTTCTTGCCTCATGACCAGATAGAAAGGGAAATGAGCCAGTATAGTGAAGATGAAATCCTGCCTAGAATCTTTGGAGAGTTTACACAGATAAAGGGTAGGGTTATTAAGGAGTTTGATCCTAAGGTGCATGTATTGGATGAAGTATTTGATATAAGTAAAGAGGACTTTGTAGTAGTACAGTCTTGGGATACACACCCTAGAGTAGAGGAAGCTATTATATGGGTAGCAATAGATAGAAAAGGAACTAAGTATATTGTAGATGAGTTATGGAGTAATGAGCCGTTACCAGCACTCATAAAGAAGGTAAAGGATATTGACAGTAAATATAGAATAGTTAAGAGATTGATAGATCCTAGTGCGTTTAATATTGACACACGCTTTCAAGATCCATATAGAAGAGAAGGTAGTAGAGAAGTTGAAGGAATATCTTTTGCTAAACTGCTCAAGGATGAGTACAACATGGTGTATGAGCCAGCAAGCAAGAGGAGATCTGATGGTATATCAATGATAAGGGAGTCTTTGAGGTTTAACTATCAGTCAGGAGTATGGAATAAGTATCCTTCAATGTTTGTTATGCCTAATTGTACTCAAACACAATGGGAGTTTCTCAACTGGATGTGGGATGAATGGTCTGGAATAACAGCAGAGAAGAAAGACCCTAAAGCAACTCCTCAGGATAAGAATGATCACTTTATGGAGGCGTTGGGAAGAGTAGAGCTTTGTGGTGTACAATATACAGAACCTCATAGTGAAGTGATGAAGGTTAGAAGAAGTAGCCTAGTTGATGAACAGGTATATTAATAGTATATTATATATATGGCTAATAAGTTGAATGTAAAATTAAAGGAGAGGGTGTTGAGGGTAGATCTTACAAAATTAGAAGCATCTCTGATACGAAAGTTAAGAGAAGTGCCATATGGAGAGTTAAACTTTCGTGTTCATATGATAGAGGGACAACCAGTTAGAATTGAAATGGGAGAGATAAGAAGTTCTGATTTACTGGATGCTAATTATGGTATGGACTTGGAGGATTGTGTGTACATTTCTCCTAATGAGAAGAATTAATTTTATAATAAGCAGTTATGGAAGCTACTAACAAAAAAGGGAATGTAAGTAGTGCTACTGCTGTAGAGGAGATTAAAAAGGATTCTACACAAGAAGAGAAGGTAGATAATGAAAAGTCTACATCTAAGATAAAGGACTTGCAGGATGTAGAGTTTGAAGAGGGAGAGGAGAAGAAGTTACTTAAGCAGATTGCTAGTGAGCATAAGTTTGCTACTAGAGAATTAGATACTTGGGTAGATAAGAACTTAGAGAGATTAAAGCTCTATAATAATCAGATGAGAGGAGATCAGTATGTGGGAGAGCCTTTGCTCTTTACTCATATGAACACATGGCTTGCATCACTCTATGATGATAAGCATGATAAGCAATGGATACCAGCAGAAGAAGGAGATATAAAGACTGTAGAAAACTTAGATTCTCTTACACAGTTTGATTATGATCTTATGGGAATGGATGAGATAAAGTATTTTATGTATTGGGATTCACTATTCTTTTCGTATGGAATAGTTGATATGCTTGAATTTGATACTGATAAGAAATGTCCAGCACCAACAGTAATAGATCCACTTGTATTTTACTATGATACTCTTGCCAGTTCTATTGATGGTAATGTTAGGAACAAGGGGGGTATGAGGTTTCTTGGTTGGAGATTGAATATGAGTGAAAAGGATGTAAAAGAGAGTGGTATGCTTTATGATGATGCTCTTGAGATACTTAAGAAAGCCAATAGGGATGATGGTATGTCTAGTACTGATGAAGCAAGGCAGAAGAGAATAGAGGCTATTGGGGGAACGTATGAGCATATATCAGATGATAGTATGGGAGATAATAACTTGTATGAGGTTGTACAGCATAGGACACATTGGAAAGGGGATAAAGTGGTTATTATATTAACGGAAGATTTAAGTAATATTCTTGGAGCTAAGATACTTCCTACAGAGAATGAGAAATCTATCAGTTGGTTTGTAACAGCTAACAGATTTAATCCTCAACCTAATCAGTTTAAGGGAGTTTCTCTTCCAGATCTACTTGAAGATAAGCAGAGAAAGAAAGCAGTACTTGCTAATGACGTTCTAAGACTTACAAGAACTCACGTATATGGAAGTTATGCTTATGATGAGAATAAAGTAAAGAATGTAGCAGATCTTAAGTGGGGTTATGACAAGTATATACCAGTCAATGGTAGTCCTTCTGACGTAATAACACCTATTAGAAAGGATAGTCCAGATTCTAATTTACTTAATAACATGCTTAACTATTTAGACACTTCTGCACAAACAGCAAGTGCAACACCATCACTTCAGCAGGGAGTACTTAGTGAACAACAAAGGACTCTAGGAGAGCTTGAAATGGTAGCAAGCAGTTCTAAGACAAGGTACTCACTAGCACTTAAGACGTTTGCTATGGGAGAGAGAGATTTCTGGCAGTTATACTATGTATCTCTTAAAGTATTCTTCAAGGAAGGTATAGGAGAGAAGGTAGTAAGGATTGCAGGTAGTCCTAATAACTTTAAAGGGCTTACTAGGAGCGATATTATATGTAAAGTAGATCCAGACGTAAGGATAGGTAGTAAGACTTTAGAAGAAGCAAAGAGAATGAGAAAGTTTAATATGTATTCACAGTTATTATCATTACTACTACAAGACCCAGAGGCTGATAAGAGGGCAAGTGTAAAGCATGGACTTGATTTAAGTGGTATGGAAAGAGATATGCAGGATGTAGTATTACCACCTACAAGAGATGAATTAATAGCTAGAGATCAGAACTTGTTACTTAGTAAGAATGAGAAAGCACCATTTATGGCTAATGATAATCATTTAGTCCATATAAGGGTACATAAAGAGGCTAGAGAGACTAAGGCTAAACAAGCTCATATTAAGTTACACTTGAAAGCTCTTATGGAAATACAGAAGAATCCAGAGTTAGATATGCAAGATCTTGGTATGCAACAGGGAGAAGAGTCAGGAGTATCTCCAGCAACAATGCAAGGGGCAGTAAGTCAAGCGACAGGTTCAAGACCAATGAGTCCAGCACAAGAGGCTGGTATGAATAATATATAAATTAATTATACAAAGGGATGAAAGAGTTAGATTATAATAAACTGATTTCTACTGAGGATGGTAGGACAGAGATAGTGCATGCTATGAGAGGGCTTACACGCTCTAAAGGTTGGGCTGTTACAGTAGCTTATCTTCAGAGGGCAAGGGCTTTAATTCAGGAGCAGATTAATAACATAGACCTTAATCTTACACAAGAGGATTTACTTAAAAGAAGAATTCAGTTACACTATATTGATTGGCTTCTAAATCTTCCTGAAGAATTGCCATTAGCTTTAATACAGTCGGATGAGCAAGAAGAGTATGATATAGAAGAAATGGAAGTTTATTAAATAATTTTTTATATTTATATATATGCCAAAAGAAAAAGAAAAACTTACTGAGGCTCAAGAGCAGGATACTGACGTAGAAGCTCAGGAGCAAGACAATATAGAGCAGGAGGATGAAGGAGAGGATCTCTTTAATCCATTTGCTGATGTAGATGATGAAGAGGAGGTGGTAGAAGAGCAAGAGGAGGAAGACGATGATACTAAGAAGGAGGACATTAAGGAAGAAAAATCAGAGCCAGTTGAAGATAAGAAGGCTAGAGCTAGACTTGATGCTATAGAAGCAGTTGATGAATATTTAGAAGAAAATCCAGATTATGATTTAGTTAAGAAAGAATTAAGAGAGTATACAGCTAAGGCAATAGAGAGAGGACACAAGAATCCTGTAGAGTTTGCACTTAGAAATGCTAAGAGTCCTAGTTACTGGATGAAGCTTGGAGAACAAAGGGCAAGAGAGGCTATAGAGAGTGGTAAGTCTACAACATTAAGAGGGTCTAGTGCTTCAGCAGGAGCAGGCAATAAATCTCAGGATTTTGCCAGTATGCCTAAGAGTGATTTTAACGCAATGGTAGAACAGGTTAAAAGAAGCAGATAGAAGTTGACAAATTGTAACTTAATGTGTTACATTTAATTACAACTAAATAAGCAAAGGAATAACCTAGCTAACAAGTGGTTTTACTACTTGGATGCTAGGTCTTTTGTTTTTATAGTGATATATAATTTTTTATACGAACAGAGAAATGGCAGCAAACACAACTACGATTTCTCATGCATTAACCGAATATTATGACAGGTTATTGCTTGAAAGGGCTGTTCCTTACCTTGTACACACCAATTTTGGTCAGGTAAGAGATATTCCTGTTGGTATGGGCGACACCATTAAATTTAGAAAGTATGGTGCTTTATCAACCAACACGACTGCTTTAACGGAGGGTACGACTCCTGCAGGCACATCTCCAACAGTAACAGATATTACTGCATCACCATCATGGTATGGAGATTACATAACTTACACCGATAAAGTTAGTATTGAATCACCAGATCCAGTATTAACCGAGCTAACAGAGATCTTAGCAGAGCAAGCTGGTCAATCTATTGATGAGCTAGCCAGAGATGTTCTAGTAGCTGGTACTAATGTACAGTATGCTGATGTAGGTAGCGATGGAAACACAGCAACAAGTGATGTTGCAAGTGATGATGTCATTACTACAAGTGAGCTTAACTCTGCAATTGCAGATCTAAGAAATTCAAATGCTAGATACATGACAAGTTTTATTAATCCTGATGAGGGATATAATACGACTCCAGTAGCACCATGTTATATTGGTATTGTACATCCTAATAAGGTAGCAACATTAAAAGCTCTTACAGGCTGGTCTTCAGTAGAAGAGTATGCAAGAAAGGGAGATGTTATGCCTAACGAGGTTGGTAAGTACGACAGGATTAGATTCATTGAGAGTACTCAAGCTAAAGTTTTTGAAGGAGCAGGTGCTCTAGGTATAGATGTATATGCAACTTTAATTCTTGGTCAGAACGCTTACGGAGTAAGTAGGATAAAAGGTAATGCTATGAAAACTATAGTGAAAGCTTTAGGATCAGAAGGATCAGGCGACCCACTAGATCAGAGAGGTTCTGTAGGTTGGAAAGCAAACTTTGTAGCAAAGATACTACAACAGAGCTGGATGTTAAGATTGGAAACAGCTTAAGGTTTTTTTAATAATTGGTTATGAACTGCTGTAAGAAGCAGATGATAACATGTAAAGACAGAAATGTTTTTGCATACCCAAAATTCTTACATTCCTTAGCGAGAGGGGGCTTATGCCCCTTCTTGTGTTTTTAATGGGTATGGTTTATATTATAGTAGCTTAAATAAAATTATCTGTAAGGATTATGGCTAAAAAAATTACTAAAAAGGATGTAGCTAAGGAAGAGAAAGCTACAAAAGCTTCTAAGAAGCCTGCTAAAGGCTCTAAGAAGATAGAGAAGGAAGAGGCAGTATCAACTGCGAGTACTCCTAAGGAAGTAGATATAGAAGCTCTTAAAGAGGAGCTTAGAGCAGAGGTTAGAGGAGAGTTGGTAAAAGACTCACGTGCAGTAGAGGTTAAGTTTCAAAAGACGCTTAGAGAAGGTAGTCAGAAGATAGCAGACAAGCTTAATAACGAAGAGTATATTTTAGCTATATGGGAAACAGATGAAGGAGAGCCGTCAGGATATATAGAAGAGGTTAAGATTAATGGGGCAGTAGCACAAGTACCAAAAGGAGTTTCTGTATACGTTCCTAAATCAGTAGCCAAACTATTTAAAGGATACAAGGAAGCAGAAAAGACAGCTGGAGATGACATAATTAATAGGCAAGGTTCTAAAGGAATTCATGCTGATAGGGATGAAGCTACTAAACAAGCATTGAGTTAGTGGTATGCAAAGACACAAATAATATAATTTGTGTTACAATTTAATATGACAATCACAGACATAGTTAGTTTAGCTAGAAAGAAGAGCAATACTAACTCAAACACATTTCCTAATGATGATATGGTTTTGTATATCAAGGCAAAGTTACCTTTGTTTCAAGCTGACATAGAAGAAATCAATCAGGATTACATGGGTTCTATAGAGTATAGAGATCTTAGAGCTACTGGAGATACAGGTACTTATACAGATGGAGGAGAAACATATCTTTCAAGAGAGTACAATCTCCCTAGTGATATGATTAACAGGCTTCAGAATGTTTATGCTAAGTTGGATGGTACTAATTGGACATGGCTTAAGCATTACAGAGAAGAAACATTACAGATGCCTATTGAAGAGGACAATATCTTGGATGAGTTTAGCAATGAGCTGGGAGTAGCTGGGTATTTTATATTCAGAGGCTCTCTTTTTCTTTTAACAGGAGAAATAGAAAATGATGTTACAGACGGATTAAAGTTGTGGGATTATGCTTATAGTGAAGAGATTAGTTCTATTCCCACATCTGGAAGTGCTGATGATAAGGATCTTACTTATTATGGTATTCCTAAAACTCTTCATGAAGTATTCGCAGTATCATTATCAGCAGAGTGGAAGAGTAATCAAGACACACCAATTCCATTGACAGCAGAGGAGCAAACGTATTATGCTATGTATAGTACTAAAAACAGGTTTAGTCAGCTTAGAGATATGCACAGGGGCGATGAGTTAAGCTTTCCTTTACCTGCAGATGGTTACGATAATGGATTTAATTTATAAATAGGAGTGTAAAATGCGAAAGGACAAAGAGATTTTAGAAGATCTATTAGCATCCAGAAAGGGGGAATGGTATGCAAGAAAGATAGATTTAGAGTATTACAAGGAGAGAAGAAAGGAGCTTAAGGCGTTAAAGGGAGAGAAGAAAGAAGATAAGAAGAAGATGTTAGAAGCTAATCAAGGCAATATAGACAATATG